ATTCTTGCTTGCATATTCTTTTGCTTTGCTGCCTAAAACTTGTTTAATTTTTTCTAATCTGTTTTTTAAAACTTTCTCAAATTCTTCGTTTGTCATTTGTTACCACCTTATATTGTTTATTAAAATCTGTAGCATCCATTTGTAATTGCTCATAAATATACTTACCGTTCTCAAGGTCAACTTTATATAACATTGCACAAAGCAAACTAAAAAATAATTTTTTACGGCTTTTGTCGCCGATAAAAATAAGATATTTTTTCTCAAAGTTATTTGCTTTTTGTTCTGCTGCTATTGCACCTATCAAACCTAAAGTTTTACCGCCTTTTCTCATTTTCTTACCTCTATCATTTGATAAATAAATTGTCTGCTTGCCCACAAATATTCAATTTCAAACCGTGCCGGCAAAAGAAGTATGATACATAAGCATAAAAAATAAGTGTCCGTATTATATGTTGCTCCGTATAACACCCAATTTGTTAAACATATCACGATAAAACTTTCTATAAACAACAATTTAATAACGGACATATAACAGTCAAAACCCAAAAACATAATTATTATTTTCGGTTTAAAACACTTGCACCGGTCTAAATCCACTTAAAACACCTACCTTTTTAAATTTCAATGTTTTTGGCTGCACGGTATAATAAAGTCGCTTACCGTATCTATCAATCATTGCATTTACTTCTTCGGCTCGTTGTGCAATCATTTTTATATATTCCTCGTTTCGTGGCACTCTAATTATTATCGGTTTTTCCATTGTGCTAAAAACGACATAATCGCACCATAACCTTTTGCATACCCACATATTAAATTGCATTTGTGTATAATGTGCTGCCGGTATCTTCCGGCTTCTTTCAATAGCCCAAAAGTTTTTTTCATTTGGACATTTAATTTCAATCATACCGTCAGCATTAACCAATCCGTCCGGACTGCTGCCGACATATTCGTTAAGTTCAACAAATCCTACATGGGCTACTTTATAACCGGTTTCAAGTTCATAAGCTCTACAAGCTTCCGGCTCTAAATCTATACCCCGTTGTAAATCTTCAGTCCAAAATCTATGTTGCACACACTTATTTGTCAGTCGCTCAAGTGCCTTTTCAAGTAAATAACTGTGTGTTGTCCAGCTGTTGCCAAGCATACAATGAAAATTGCTCGCCGTTAATTTTCCGCACCGCAATCCATACCATTGTTTGCTTCTTTGCTCACAATAATAAACTTTCATAACTTCCTCCGTTTCCCCAAGAGTTTAAAACTCTTAAGCAAAGCTGCATAACACAGGTTATTCAAGAGTGCTAATCTCGACCTTTACAGGTTATACAGCCCTGCCAAATTGCCTATGTAATAGGACTTGCACCTATACCTCAAGATAATCAATCTTTATGTTACCAACACCTATAAGTTGATTAAGTTTATAAGCTGTAACAGTCGCCCGTTCTCACCGAGCCGCTCTCCTGTTGAGCTATACATAGTCAATAAATTTAAAAACAACTGTCTTACCGTCAGTTCTTGCATATTTACCACAAGCCCATTGTTCCGGGCAATGTCTTTGTGTATTGCTAAAATAACAACCTTTACAAAACTTATCATTATTTATAACTACTTTAAGTTTTACCGTTTCATTTGTTGCCAAATTAAAATATTCAACAATGCTATCCGGCGGCAAAGTTTTGTTGCACTGCTTCATATTCTTTTAAATCGTCCTTATAAAAAGTTTCATAATATTCTTGCTCGCTCATATTTTCGGTATATTCCCACATAGCAATATAATCAATTTCGTTTTTAATACTTTGTTCCGTGTAGTATTTGTTTATTTGCTCTTGTTCCGACAATTCAACAAACTGATCCGTTGCAAACAAATTTACAATCGCAACAAACAACAAAATTATTAACCACATAATGCCAATTAAAAAACTGTAATATAAATCTTATCTTTAGTTTTATTGCTTATTTTTTTCACTTGCTCCTCCTAATATCTACAAACTTTTCTTTTAAGTTTTTCTAATACCGCCATAACCGCTGCCGTCCTAAACAAAATTATTTTTGCACTTTCTTTTATGTATGGTATTTGTTCTCTATGCACTACTCGCATCATAGTTGCCGTGCTTTTAATAGCAAACTCTTTTTTTATATCTTTCATATTCATAAAGGTGCCGTAATCGTGTATAGACATTACATTGCCTCCTGTAGCACATTAAAATCATTTCTCGTTTTAAAAAGTTTTACTACTTTGTTTTGTGCAGCCACTAATTCGGCAACAAGTGAATAATCATAGCTTTCTACCGTCGGATAACCTAACTGTCCGGCTACTTTTTTTGTTTCTTCGTATTCTTTGTTGTAAGCTCTTAAATCTTCAATTGCTTCTTTAATTTCTACTCTTCTAATTTTTTTAATAAAATCAATGTTTTGTTTCATTGCGGACATCCTCCATTTTTTTATTTATAAAACAAAACAACACAACTGAAACAATTGAAATTATTTTAGCTGTGTTGTATAATATTGTTGGGGAAACAGGCGGAAAAGATAAGCTCATAACTTATCTCTTCCGCACTGAAAGTTGTCGTGTCCGCAAGAAAGCAACAACTTTTTTTATTTAAAATTTTTGATTTAAACTTACCGATAATACTTTTAATACTATGTTTTGCGGACATATTTTCTTTCCCTTTGTTATAGTTTTGTTATTTAAAACCAACAAAATAATAACAAAATAATAACTTTTTGTCAATGATAAAATTCAAAAGGGGTTGCTTATGCTCGGAAAAAAATTAAAAGAAGCAATAAAAGCGGCTGGATATACTCAAGAAGAATTTGCAAAAATAATAAAAACTAATCGTTCTTTAGTTAGTCAATGGATTAACGGCAAAACACCGTCAACGAGTTCATTAAAAAAAATTTCAAAAGCTCTAAACCTGCCTGCAACTTTTTTTTTAGATAACTCTATAAAGACAGGAAATATAACAACAAGGGATATAAGTATCAATTCAAAAGATACAATAAAAGCATTGGAAGAAAAACTAAAATTTAAAGACGAACAAATAGAATTTTTAAAAGAAAAAATCAAATTTTTGGAGAAGAAAAAATAAATGAAAAAACAAAAACATCATACCAACAGAGGTAATTTCCCGTTGGTATGTTATTTTATTTATTGTGTTGCAACAATTTCAATTATATGCTTACCTTTTCTTTTTTTTCCAAAAGGTTCGGACGAGGGTTTAACGGTTTTGTTTTTGTTATCTATTACTTGGTTTGTTTTGAGTGTTTTTCTATTTTATAAAGAAAAAAAAGATTATTTTTTATATAAGATTTATATAGGGTTTTGTAGAAAATTTAATTGGCGAGCAAGAAAATTTTATCGTGTATATTTTACGGTTATATTGCTTTATTTGTTTTTAATAGGTGGTGCTTGTGCTGCTTCCGGGAAATACAATAGTAATACATTGTTTGAAGAATATTTAAAAACTTTACCATTGGTATTGATATGTATAACAATATTATTTATCCTGTCTTATATATTAACTGTAATATGGACAAAAAATAAAAAAGTATCTATCAAACAAATAGATTTTAAAAACAATCTTAATCAAATAATACCGATAATAGCTTCTATAATATTTTTATTGTTTGCAATATTTGAAATAGAAATAATAGAAGAAGTTGCTTTTTATTCTTTATTGAGAATAATTGTGTCGGCAACTTTATTTTACATTTCCTTTATAATAAAAAATAGTAAATCAATTTTGTTTTGGTTGGCAATTTCTCTTGGAATATTGTTTAACCCAATAGTCCAAATACACTTAAATGATAGCGATTTATGGAATATTATAGATGTCTGCACGATAATTTATTTAATATTGTATGCCGTAACAAAATTAAAAAGAATAGAAAAATGAAAACATTAGAAGAAATAAAAAAACAAGAATTTATTTTTTTAACTTGGGAACAATTACGGCACCTTGAGTGGAGAAAGGTAAAATCTCGTTCCGATATAGATATAAGTTTTTATATGGAAGAAGTTGAAGAATTAAAAAAATGTCGTCAACAACTTATAACTTTTATGGAAAAATTTATAGAAATTTACGGCATAGAAGAATACAAAAAATTCATAGGTAAAATAAAATGAGATATTATTTACAAAAAATAGGGAAATCTTATTATAAATGTTGGCATACAAAACAAAACGGTAAAGATGTTAAATATCGTAAAACTTTAGGTGCAATATCAAAATCACTTGCCGACGAAGTTATACGAAATCTTAACGAGGATATTATCCGCAATCAATATAATCTAACACCCCGTGATAGAAGTTTTGACGAATTTATAAAAGAATTTCAAAACTTCCGCAAAACCTTGCCGCCGAAATCTCAAGAAAGAGATAGTATTGTAATTAAAAACTTTATAAATTTAACAAATATATCCTTTGTGTCGGAATTTAATTTGAAGCTGGTAGAAAATTATATCGGTCAACGGAAACAACAAAATCCGAAATTAAGAAATGCAACAATCAATAAAGAATTAAATACATTGGCTGTAATGTCAAAAAAAATGAAACATTGGCATTACACAAACCGAAATGTTTTAGAAGATTTACAACGGTTACCGGAACAAGAAGTAATACCGAAATTTTTTACGGATGAAGAGCTGCAAAAAATATTTAAAACCTTTACCGGTGGATGGCTCACAATGGTATATTTAGGTTATTATTGTGGTCTGCGGCTTGAGGAAGCTGTCGCCGCAACAGCAAACAATGTATTGTGGGACACAAAAACTTTGCTTTTGGTCGCACCGAAAACCGGGAAAGAGCGAGGCATACCGCTTGCAACCCCTATTTATAATTATTTGTTGGCACTAAAAACCGCAAAAACTTTTGAAAAGGATAAAAACCTTGTGCAATTTCCAAAAGCCGAAATAAAAAGCACAAGTTCAATTTCACATATATTTCATAAGAAGTTAGAAAAGATAGGTATAAAAGATAAATCTTTTAGATGTTTCCGGCATACTTTCGCAACTCACTTAAGAAGAGCAAACGAAAATCAAGCAAACATAAAAGATTTATTAGGTCATAGTAGTTTTGAAATGACAAACAGATACGGTCATGCGACACCAAATAAAAGTTTGCAAGAAGCTGTAGAAAAATTAAATCAAAATGTTATATAATAAAACCCGCAAAATCCAAAAAATAAGTTTTGCGGGGCAAATATGGGGCAAATAAAATCGCTCTGTCGTGCATAAAATTATGGCTCTTCAGGGCAAATAGGGCACTTTTTTAACCATCCAAAAATACCGTCTAAAAATCAAATTACCGTCTTAAAAACCACAAAAACAACATTGTTTCAATTGTTTCAATTGAGTGTTATTATTTCAAATTTTGGGGCAAAATAGGGGCAAACCAAAAACCAACAAAAAACAAGCATTTATTTTTTATTTTCAAGCTCATTTTTTAGTTCGGTTTTCATATCATCAATCCTATGGTGTGCCGATTTTGTGCTTTGTTCAACTATTGCCATCCGCTCAATTAAATTGTTATGCTTATCTTGTTTTGCTTCAAGTTTATCTAATCTATAGTTTATATGTTTTTTGAAGCTGCTTATACTACCTACCCATATACCTATTGATACCAAGTTGATTATTATTACTATTGCAATTTCAATTGATATACTCATTTTAGCCCCTTTGGCAACCTTAATTTATTTTAGGAATTTCAAGCGAATAAGTAACATTTTCAACTTCGCTTATAGTTTGGCACTGTTCCAAATTGTTTATAGCGGCTCGCCATGCAGCCCTTGCGGCACCCATTGCACTATAACTTTCTGCCGAAATAACACCCTCTGCATATTTAATTGCTTCATAATCAGTTTTAGCAAGCAACTGTTGAAGCTCAATAATCTTTCTACCTTTAGCTTGTTCAAGCTCTTTGGCAATTGCCTTATCCCAATACCAATCAAAATGTTCCAAAATCTGCTCTTTTGTAATTTGTTTAACCGGAAACGAAACAATATCAGCTTCATACTGTTTTTCGCCGTTTTCGCCGCCGTCCACTTCAACAACATTTTTAAATAGCGAAACAATACACCAACCGCCATTTTGAATAATTAAAACATTGTCCTTTGGCACTTCATTTATTCTTGTTTTCATACTGTCCTCCCGGAGCATAAAGCCCTTAATTTTAATATATCTATCTTACTTTCAATCCAATTTTGCAAATTGAAACTATCGCACCACTTCAAATTACCCATCCTACAACTTAATCTTACAGCCCAATACCTACAGGGCTTTTTAATATAATTTTTCAAAGCTCTGTATAATCCGTATAAATTTCTTTTTCTTAACAAAACATAACCATAAAAGAAACGATAGCCCAACATATCAATACCACGAACAGCAACCCTAAACACTTGCCAATTACTTTTTAATCGTAACTCAATTTTAGCAAGCACTTCAACTATAACCGTAACCAATCTATGTAACTTTCTTTTATTTCCGGAAAGCACAATAAAATCATCCACATACCGCAAATAATAATTTACACCGTCAAACTGTCTTATTGCCGTATCAAGCTCAAGCAACAAAACATTTTCAAACCAAGCCGATGTATAATTACCAAGCGGCAAACTATTCATACTAAAAGCTACGGTTTTTAACAGTCCCAAATATCTTTTATCTTTAACAAACTTTTCAAAAGCAGCTACAACATATTTAGGTTTAATACTGTCATAACACTTTTTAATATCGCACTTTAAACACCACTTTGTTCCTTTATAATCTCTGTTTAACCATTTTGTAATAGCTCTATATCCGTAATGTATTCCTCTTTTAGGTATAGAAGCTATCGCATACGGGTCAAGCCGCTTTAACAACTTATCATAAACCAAATCAATAAGAATATGGTGCATACATTGATCCGGATAAAATATCGGTTTATGTAACACTCTATGCTTACCGCTGGGCTGGTCTATAATATTACAAACCAAATACGGGCTCGGCTTATAACTTCCCGTCAAAACAAGCCGCTTTAAATCGTTTGCAAATAATTCTAAATTGCTCAACACTCTTTTAACCGACTGTCTTTTAAGTTTATCTTTGGCAGCTTTTAAAATTATGTTTTTACAATATTCAGTTGTAATTTTTTCTTCAGTAATTAAATATCCTATTCTTTTCATTTTTAACCTGCACCGTTTAAAACGGTGTTTATATCTTCCGGAGCTTTCAAACTTGCCCGTAAATTCGGCTGCTTACTAACCCCGTCCCTCGTTGCTTTATTTTTAGCAAGAGCTACGGAACAAACAAACAATAATTTAAAACCCAAATTTAATATAAAATCTGCGAGCACCGTTATTCCGGTTGGCATTGGAAAGAGCATTGTTGCAATTCAAGTAGAAACCGCCGGCATTGTCGCCGTTGTTACAGGTGCCGCTTATTTGTTTGTCCCTTACTACTATTTTTCAAAAAAACATTTAACTGCTTCTAAAAGGGGAAAAGATAATTTTCCCCTTTAAAACCCCTTTTTTTAGGGTATAAAAACACTGCGAGCACCGTAAGCCCGGTTGGCATTGGAAAGAGCAGCGCTGCAATACAAGTAGAAACCGCCGGCATTGTCGCCGTGGTAACAGGTGCCGCCGAAAAAGACCGTATATCTACCGTTTGTTCCGGTCAAATAAGCATAATCGCCCGTTTTTCCGCCGGTATTATTGCTCGGTAAAAAGGCATCTAAATCAAGGTTTTCACTGTCAACAAACTTTAAATTGTTTGCCGAAGTTTTACCAAAATCAGCTGTTGCCGCTGTCCATCCTTTATCGTTACTGTCATTTGGATAAACATAATCGCCGTCCGGATCGGGGTTAATATAAAAAGTTGCCACACCGCTTGCTACTTTGTTCATACAACCGCCCAACCTTGCACCGCAATTACCAAATAAATTCTCTATGCCTAAAGTCAATATAGGTCGTCTTGTCGTTCCAATATTACCGCTGCCGGTATTTTCGCCGTCAATACCAAGCACACTATCAGCACCGCCGGTCATTTGCATACCAATATATACAGTTGTTGTATCTGCTACGGTTGTTTCTGTTGCTCCTTCTTCCATAGTCAAAACAACATAATTACTATTTTCCGAATATGTTTCTTTGCTTATAACCTTGTGCCAGTGTTCATTTACTTTAATACAACATAAATCTATAACAGGGTTTAAATTGCTGTTCCAATCGCTATTGTTTATAATTACACTGTTGGCATCAGTTTGTCCAACTTTAACTTTTGCCTCTTTCCATCCGCCGGTATTACCCTGTCCTATTTTAGTTTGCCAATCTAAACTTGCATACTTAACAAGCCCTAAAAGTTGTAAAGTGGTAACTTCATTTATACCCATTAACCTTTGCCCTTTAGTTCTTACAAGTGCCTCATATTGTTGTTGGCTTCTATTTGTGTCCGGATATAATCCGCTCCTTACAGCAAACTGCCCGTCGTCGGTGTCGGCTGGCTCACAAATTGCATACTTGCCTATACCTATCCACTCGTGCAATTGCCCGTTACGGCTATGTGCAGGGCTTACTTTATATCCGTCTTTTGGCTCTGCCGACAAAATTATTGTAATTCCGCCGTCGGCATCAATTTCAAGTTTATACCAAAAAATATGTATCATACGGAACACATCATAACCGGCTGCATTTTTATATGTTTCAAATTCAAAAGTATCTTCAACGGCAAACAATTCAGCTTTAGCACTAACAGAATTGTATTTAACCAAAACATCATAACTTTGAAATACCTCGTGTTCTTTAAAATCGTCAGTCCCGGCGGCAGCATCAGTGCTTATTGCAAAATTCAAGGTTGTTGCTCCTAAAATTCTTGTCCCGGTTGCACTTGAGCCGTTAAAACTTACACCTAATTCCTCGTGGCTTTTTAAGCTATGTCTATAAACAAACTCTGTTGTTGCTACTTTCCTGCTAATATCGTCAGTGTTTGGGGTGTTTGCTTCTGTTTTTCCGGTAAAATCTTTATCGCCGGTAATAGTTTCTGTGCCGTCTTTATGCACCAAATTACTTTCGTCGCTCACTTGTAAAGTTGTCCCGTCCCAAAAATAATTTTGTCCGTCATATAAATACACGGTATTATAATCCGGCACAACACCATCATCGGCAGCACTTGTGCTTACTGCCGTGTAAATCTTTCCGTTATAAAACCATTTGTTGCCAACATTATACGGTGTTGCAGGTTGCTCGTTCATTGCAATAAGTGCAACTTTACCGGCAATGCTTCCGCCGCTGCCTGCACTGCTACTATTTACACCAATTCCTTTATTTTTTGCTATACCCATTTACAAAACCTCCTTGTGTTTTAGCCACTTAATAACCTAATTGAGCTTTAACATTTGCTTTGTTTGTTACACCCGTGTCTTTGGCTCTAATCATTGCATTTATTCTTTCCAAAGTAACGGTGCCGTTTGCTTCAAACTGCAAACTTTCATCTTCTACCCAAGTTGTTCCGCCGTCAACGGACACCTCAAACTTTAAAATACCGTTACTGTTCATACCGCTAACAACAATAACATTGTTTTCAGTTCCGTTCACAATTGCTTGTGGTGTTGCCGTGCTGTTTGCATAAAGTGTTTTAAATTTAGTTGCATTTGTTGACATAACAAACCTCCTGTTTTTTTAAACAAAAAATGCCCGTCAATACAAAAGTGGCTCGCCACCCTGTCTTGCGGACATTTTCTGTTTATTTATTAAATTTATTCTTCAATCAAAAATCTTATCAGCCCTGCTTTCTGTGGCTCCATAAACTTTTACTATAAACTTTCCATACTCGCCGTCTAACAAATCTTTTATACTGCCTACAAACTCATTATATAAAGTTTTAACCGGCACACCTAAAACCAAACTACCGGCTTCGTCTGTAATGTTTAACCAATCGTTAAATTCAAGTTCATCCTTACCTAAAATTTTCATAATTTTAACCATATCGTCAAGCAATGGTATCTCTTTGTCCGGTAAAAATTTCCCGGTAATAACTCTTGCAACAAAACTGTTATATGCTTGTGATATTATTGGTAAAGCTAAAACATTGCTACACTGTAACAAACTCATAATAATATCGTCTGTTAAATCGTCCCAATCGCCGCTAACAATACCTGTCAAAAGTGCAAGCGAAGTAAAAGAAGTATATAACAACGGATTAAACACACCGTAAATCATTAAATTTTTTGCCAACTGTTTTTTGTTAATGTCGCCATGATAATACATATACATACTGTCAGCTATTTTCCGGCTATATTGGTTAGGTGTATTTGCAAAAGCAAACATAGCTCTATATAACCAACTGTTCATACCTCTATATTGCCAATTGCTTAAAGTGCTTGGCAAACTTGCCTGTTGGCTTCTTACCGTCGCTTTTTCAAAATTTTCAATTGCCGTTTTTAAATCTATACCTTTTTCAAGTTGTGCTTGTATCATAGGATAACCGCCAAAAATAATTGCTCCTATGTCGCCAACCCTTGTCATATAAGATAACATACCTTTAAATGTTTTAACCTTTGCAAAAGTTGCATTTTGCCCCTCTATCGCTTTAAGCAATGCTTCTGTTTGTCCGCCTTTTTCAAATCTCGCTTTACAATATTTACTGTTAGTCATCATAAACTTAATTGTTTCTTTCGGACTGCTAATACCTTTTAAAAATCCGCTAAACCATTTTGTGCTGTCTATATCTTCAATATAGTTTATGCAACTTAAAAGCTGTTTAATCATAATACTTGGCTTTATTGCTATCTTTGTTAAAACATAATTATTAACCAAATAATCGCCTATATCGCTTATACCGTCAATTGTTCTTGCTACCGTTTGAAATTTTGCATTATCTAAAACTTGTAAAATGTAAGCATATACCCTGTCGCCGTAATTATTAACAATATGTCTTTTAACAACTGTCGCTTTATAAATCTTATTTAATTGTGCAAGTTTTTCTTGCATATAAACAAAATGATTTACTTTTGCTATATGGTCAAGTGCAATTTTTACCGGATTACCAAAATTCATTAAAGGTAAATGGCTGTCAACTCTTGCCTTAATAAATCCGGGCGAAGATACCATAGCAATATTATCTTTCAACAAATCCATATTACCCTGTATTCTTTCAACATTACTCGGAAAATAATTTTGTGCTTGCGGTAAATCAAGCCCATACATTTTTAAATAAACTTTATTTATATCGTCATACAAATCCGCAACAGCTTGTTGTAGTTCGTCGCCAAACTTTTGGTCTTGTAAAGTCAACTTATTTACCATATCCATAACTTGCATATTGCCAAAAGCCCTAATAATTCTATCTTTTAAAGTATCGTTCTTAAGCCAAATATAACAACAAATAAGCTGCATTTTGTTTAACTTTATATTGTTGGTATGTCCTTCGGCATCCGTTTCGCTGTATGTATATTCTTCTTTTAAATAGTTGTTTATAACCATATCCAAATCGCTTGTATTTTTCAACCCTAAAGCATTTTTACATTTCTCTTTTACATCTTCGGTCTTTTTATAATTCGCATTAAAAATATCAATTTCAATTTTTTCTAAACTGTCTTTTTCTGCTTGTCCTTTTCCGGCAATAGCATTTATTGTGCTATACCAATTTCCTAACCACTTTATAAACTGTTTTTTTACACCTGTAGTTACGGCATTACTGCTTTTATTTTTTTCAATATTATCAATTAAATCCTGTCTATCTTGTAATGTTTGCTCTTGTTTTAAAGTGTTTTCAATATCTTTTGTGTTTCTTCCAAACACATTTATTTCTTGCAAACTATCATAAAGCTGTTTATAAAAATCTACACTATGGTATGTAACCTTATGAGCTTTATAACTTAAAAACATATTTTCAATTTTGCTAAAATTATCCAACCCCTCGCCTTGCTCGTCGTTAATATTCATAGCTTTATCATATAAAACTTGTTGTATCTCTACTAAAGTTTTATTATTCCAAACTTGTAAATTATTAAAAAATCTTTGTGTCTGCACATCAAACTTACTAAATTTTTGTTGGTTTTGTTTTCTTGGCAATGCTTGTTTTAATAATCTGTCAATCCTTACTTTCATATATTTTTTATAAGCATTTTTTTCTTCTTGTGTTGCATTTTTGCCCGGCGGTATAGTTTTGTCTTTTCTTATTTTCGGTTTCCTTTGTGTTTTAATACTATCTTTAATCAAGTCAACTTCCGCCTGTAAATCTTCAATAATATTGCCGACACTTTCCCTTATTTCTTCTATCGTTTGGCTGCTTTCCAAATCTTGCAACAACTCTTTTTTTGCCGCACTGTCAATAAACTGTTTTCTTCTAATCTTTTCAATTACTTCTTTAACAATCTTTTTGGCATTATCCAAACTTGCACTATTTACTTGTTGGGCTGCCTGCTTTGCCTGTTCAACATCCTGCTGTTCAACTTGTCTATATCCGGCATTTTGCAAATCGTAAATTTTAGCAAGCACCATATCAATGTCGTTAAAATCTATAACCTCTTCCAAAATTCTTAAATTTCTTCTAAAATCCGTATCGCTTCTTGTCCGCCAATTGTCCGCCAACCTATAAACCGGTTTCCCGTCAAGTGCGGCTTTAGCAAGTTCAACGGCTTGTTCTTCGGTTACCTTATCGTCAATATATCCGTTAGCTTTTAAAATCTCTTGCACTCTTTTATTTCCGGCTTTATCTAAATCGTTAAAATCATAAATGTTTTTACTTTTCAAAAGCTGCAACAAATTTTTGCTCGGCTTGTTTGGCTTTCTTGTATAAGCAACTTTTAATAACCTTTCTACATCGGTTATTGTTATTCCGTCAACTTCGCTGTTTATACCTTGTTTAATATTTTCAATTACCTTTTTAATAGCTTCGGCTTTTCCGCCGTAAATATTGCTATCCGGCACAAAATAACTGTCGCTTAATATCTTATCAAACAAACTTTTAACTTCATTGTTTATTGTCGGCAAACTATCTTTAATTGTGTCATAAATATCCGCCAACCATTTTGCAAACCTTTCAAAAACATTTTTAAGTTTTGCATTTGGTGCCTGTCCGTTTTTCAAATAGCTTTCAAAATTTATTGCAAACTTTTCTTGTTGCTCAGTTGAATATCTGTCGTCATTTTCCGGCTCGCCTAAAAACAAATCTATCTGCTCTTTTAAATCTCTTACCTTTTTACTTGCACTTACTTTTTTTGCCAACCTGTTCAAATCTGCCAAATATATATGTGCCAATTCGTGCATCAATGTGCTTTTATCACTATTGCTAAACAAATCAACATAATACTGTCTGTCATAAACCGTTGTCGCTCCTCTCGGGCTTTGATTGTTTTGATAATAAGTTTCCAAAATATTTATTGCCTTATCGTCAAAAATAACATAACATCTTCCGTCTTGCCTACCGTCATAAGTTATACCTTTAATACCTGCTTCATTAAGTTTTAACGATGCTTTTTTATCAGTTCCGTATAAATAAGACAAAATATTATATATATCTTTACCGGTTAAATTGTTCCACATTTTATTAAAATATTTTTCCGGGTTTCCTTGAAATTTGTAATATGCTGTTTGTATCTTCTCTTTGCCTGTCGGGTTAAATAAATCGTTGTTTCTAAAATATAAAATATCAAAACTTCTTTGGTCAATGTTAGCGGTCATACTTGCTATATTGTTTTCTTTAACCGCCTGTTTTGCAGCTGCTTCATCGTCATAAGTATCTATCAGTTCGTTTCCGTCATAAACTTCATATTCGCCGTTGCCGTTCTTTTTCATATTGTAGTTACCGAAATTATCAATAAGTTTTTTTAATTTTTGTTGCACTTTTTGCGGCTGCTGTTTCAATGTTTTTTGTTCGTCAAGCAACACATCTTTTTCCGGTATATCTACTTTAAGCAACTGTCCTTGTTTGTTATCTTCTTCTATAGCTTTTTTATTTAACTCTTGAGCTTTCCTTAATGCTTTTGAATATTGTGCTTTATCAATTTCTTTTTCGTTTGTATCGTCATAATTGTTTTTATAAAATTTACCGTCTTTTGTGTAATAATGCTCTTTGTCGTTAATCGTAAAATCTTTAGGGTCAACAAATAATTCCGCTGTTTTTGGTATAAGTTTAAACTTATAATAATCTGCTACATCTTTATTTTCTGTAAAATATAAACCCCATCCGTGTGCAGCAGCACCCTCGCCGCTTCCTATTTTATCAGTTGAAAAACTATCAAATTTGTGTGGTGTTCCGTGATATGCCGGTTGATAAAATTTCTCTATAACTTTTACTGCTTTGTCGTCAAAAATAACATATCCTCGTCCGTCTATTTTACCGTAATATGTTATTCCCTTAATACCATATTGTTTTAACAATAAACTTGCTTGTTTTGTGTCGCCGCCGGTTAAACCGGTTATTGTTTCATAAATACCCTGTCCGGTATAATCGTTATTAAAAACCATATCTTTATAAAATTTCTTTGCGGCTTCAACTTGTTTTTGTTCTTTACTGTTATATCCTAAATTTTCTATTTGTTCATCCGTTAAATTGTCGCCTATTTTTCTTAATGCTTCTTGCACTTTTGCCGGCTGTTCTTTAAAATATTTTTGTTCGTCAAGTAAAACATCGTTATCCGGTATATCTACTTTATAAGTTTGTCCGTAAGTTTCTTTTATTTGGTTTTGTCTGTCTATACCCTTAATTAAATCTATTGCAGCTTCAATATTTTTTGTATCGTTACCGTAATATTGCCAATACTCTTTATTGTTTAAAATCTCGTTCATTGTTTTTAGGGCTTGTTTTTTACCAAACTGTTTAAACAAACTTAATGCTTTAAACTGTGCAATTTGTTTATTTGTATATTTTTTGCCGTTATAAATAAATGTATGATATGAATTATGGTCGGATAATCTTTTTCTATAATCTTCGGCAATCTTTTTGTTTGCTGTTACATATACACCCCAACCATGCACATTGTAACCCTCGCCGGTTAAAACAAAATTCAAATCAAAATTATCAAAATCTTTACCGCCGCCATGATAACCTTGTTGAAAAAACACATCCGCAAACTCTTTGTTGTTGCTAAAAATATCATCCAAAATATCATTTTTTGTTTGCTGCACACTGTCGCCAAACAAGCCGCTGTTTCCGTAAGCTCCGTTATCTGCTGCCTGTTGGTTATAACTTGTTAAAACACTTTTTATATCGCCGTATTTTAAAGTTAATAAATGTGCCAACTTTTTTATATTTTTATCATATTCAATATTGCTTCCAAACAATTCTTGTTGTGCCGTAAAATCAGCAATCGTTTTAAAATTTTCTTTTTTCATTGCCGTTAAAATTCTTGTTGCTTGTTCAATATCATCCTGTAATTGATACTCTTTCGGCAATGCTTTGTTTTTTACAAGCGGCAAAATACATTTTACAAGTTTTGCTCTAATAGCTTGTAAATGTGTTAAATCTCTTATTGTTTGTTCTTTTAATGCTGTCCCCAACAAAAGATTTTCTAAAAAATCTTTACCTATAGCAGAAAATTTTAAATCGCCTGCGGATGTCGTATCTGTTAAACTTGCAAGCTCATTGTTGTTTATAATATTTTCTTTGCTTAATATTCTTACTATCTCTTTAATATCTTTCGGGCTATCGTGTAACTGTGCCAAAGTATCAAACTTATCAATAATGTTTGCAATCTGTTCAATTGTTTCATCGTTTATTCTTTTACCTAAACTTACGGCTTTTTCTACGGATCCTTGTGTTTTCTTTTCGCTTGCATTAAAAGCAGCAAAAGTTTGTGTATCATAATCCAAACTTTCATTTGGCACAAAAACAACTCTCGGGTGTTTAAACTCTGCCACTTGTTCCGGGCTAAATCCAAACTTTTTGCAATGATTATATAAATACTCTATATATTTTCCGTCAGTATTATTTTGTGCTGCAAGTTGGCTCGCCATCGTTCTTTGGTTACCGCTTACAACAACACCCTCAAAACTTACTATCGGCATATCGTCTATAGCTCTACTGTCATAATTTTGTGCTGTCGTTATAACAATTGCCTGTGCTTGCTTATCATTAAAATAATCTCTGTCATTTACCGTCTTACCGTCAGCGGTTTGTGGAAATCCTGTAGTCGGTTGAAAATTAGCATTAGGATTGTGGCTTGCCGTTGGTGTTTCGGCTTCAACTAAAAAATATTGTCCGTCAATAACATTGTCGTTCATATACTTGGTATCACTATCGCCGCCAATCTTTTTTGCATCATCCCACTTTTGTTTTATTTCCGGCACTGTTGTATCAAGCCCGTTATTTGCAGCTTCTTGTTTTGCTTGCTGTATTTGTATATCATTATAAATACTTTCTAAATCTTCGCCGCTTTCGTATCTGTTTCGTGCCATAACATCATACATTGTTGCTTCGGCTTGTGCTTGTTTTTCTGCTTCGTCTTGACTTAATCCTTGCTCTAAATAATATTTTTTTCTTTCTTCGTATTTACTTTGTTTTAATTCTAAAAGTTTCTTTTCGGCTCCTCTTGCTTGGTCGCTTTTTAAAACATTTTTTACGGTATCGCCAAACTCTTTATAAGTTTCTCTCGGGTCGGCATTTTTATATGTTACCGGGCTTTGCTCGTCTTTATCTATCTGTTTTATTTCGTCGGCTGTTTCTTGGCTCAATGCTGCTTCAATAACTGTTTCAACGGCTTTTTGTGCTTTTTGTTTATCTGCACCGTTTGCTACAAGTTCATCAGTTGCTTTTACAACAATGTTTCCTATAGCACCGGCACCGCCGCCCAAAATTCCGCCTATAATACCGGCATACCAAATATTATGCCAAATCTGCCCGGCTGTGCTATCTCTTAATCCTGTCCACTTTGCAAGCATTTCTTCAGCTGTTTGTTGGCTTGCTTCCTGTGTCAACTCAATAACAAAACTCTTTGCTATTTTAGTAAAACTTCTTTTTGCTTTAAGTGTTTCTATTAAAGTATGCAACCCAAACATTTCAAGCCCGGCTTCTGCTGCTCCGCCTAAAACACCTATACTACGGGCTTTTATCGGGCTAAATCCTTTTTCTATACTTTCTTCATATAAACTTTGATATTGATAAGCTCCAAACAGTTCAGCTGCTGCCGCAGGGCTTTTTGTCAATGCAACTAACCCCAAGGCAAACAATAAACTTGCTCCGCCGCCTGCTAAATCATAAACAAAACTATCATTGTCATCCTTTGCAAGTCCGCTATATTCTAAAAACTTTTCTGTTTTATCTTTTAAATATTTGTTTTCTTCTTCTATTTGTTTATAAAAATTATTATACTTTTCGTCTATCTTTGCGGAAAAATCGCCTTTTTCTTTACCGTATGCTATAACATTTGCTTTGTTTGCTATTCGGTCAAGTTGTTCTTTTGTATAAGTTTTTGCAATATCAATATTTTGTTTAAAAAATCTATATACGGCACTACCAAAATCAATACCGCTTGCCGCAAATCCTCGTCCGGCTTCCAAACTTAACTCAATATCATTTTTACCGGTAATCTCATTTAATTTGTTTTTTACGGCAACACCTGCCATCAACGGATTATATTTTGTTGCACTTTCTAAAGCAGCTTTAAATATACTCGGTTTATCTTTTTCAAGTTTTGTTAAACCAAAATAATTATCTTTGTTTTTTGGGTTATCAATAATATCAGCTTCATACTCAATTTCGTTTGGCTGCTGTGCGGTTGTATTTATTTCTTTTTGGCTGTTTTGTAAAAAATAACTCTTTCTTTGCGGCTCAATTTGTTGCGGCTCAACTACTACAGATTGTGTTTTATCCGGAAAATTATTATCAACATCTTGTGTTTTGTCAATATCTAAACTTTTCAAAAATTCTTCAGTATCAAATCCGCTACTATTATTGTCTTTTTGTCTGTTTTTTATTTCGTTATATATTTCGGTCATTACCTTACCTCGTCAATAATATTACCGTCTTTGTCAATCAATCTTTTATTACCGTTTTTATCAATAGTATATCTGCCGTAACCCAAACTTTTTTTACCTATATTGTTGTCGGATTTATCGTCGTCTAAAGTATATACGGTATCGTTACCTACAATTCCGCTATAATTTTTATCCGGTGCTTGTGTTAAATGTTTTACATACCAATCAAAATATGCCGTTGTAATCTTATCTATTGTTTGTTTATCGCTTGTATTTGTAGAAGCCAAATCAATATTTGCTGCAATTGCCGTTTTGTAAATATGCTCGTAAATTTGTCCTTTCTGTTGCGGTGTCAACTTATTAACTTCAAAATGTTTGTTATCCTTTGTTAAAATTTTACTTGCTATACTGTCGCTTATATATTCGCTTACCGTATCGCTAAACATATTCCAATTTCTTAATTTAACTTTTTTATCTACCATATTACCTAAAAGCTCTTGTAATACGGCTCTTTTCTTTATAACATCGTTTTGGTGTGTAAAATATGTTTTATCTTTAATTCCGTTATCAATATCATTTATAACTTCAACTATGCTTTCAACATTGTTTAACTCTTTATTTTTTATTTCCAAAACACCCTTTTTGTTTTTCTTAATATCAAACTTATTATAAGCAACTTGTAAATTACCGTATTTATCGTTATTTTCTATTGCATATTGGCTGTTTTGTTCTCGCAACATACTGTTGGCATAACTTTTAAAACTTTGAAATTGCTCCTGCGAAATATTATTTTTACCTTTACCTACAATAGTATTTGCATTTTTTATTACTCGTTCTGCATAATCTGCCGCCGCCTTATATCCGTTATTCTCGTATAAGTCGTTAAATTCTTGTTTAAGTGTATTTAATTTTTTATCTTGATATGTATTAAGTTCGGCTTCATACTGTCTTTTTGCTGCTTCAATATATCTTTGTCTTTGAATTGCATCAAGTCCTTTATACATTGCCGGCACTTTAATTGTTTCGCCTTTTTCGTTTTTTTCTTCTTCGGTTTTTTGCAATTTATATAAAGCATTTTCCGGGTTTATTCTTATATCTTTTAAAACTTGTGCTTGTGATTTTTGTGCCAAATATCTGTTTTTTAAATTCTCTTTTTGTTCTCTGGTTAATCCGGTTGCTCCGTCAATATCGCCATATATATTTTTATCTATCATAGTTTCCTGCGAGGGTATCATACTCGCTTCAACGGCTGCTTTATCTGCATTGTTTTGTAACAGTGCATAATTTTCTTTTTGCTTTCTCTTAAGCCATATACTTTTATATCCTAAATCGGCATACTGTTTATAGTTTCTGCCTTTTTGTTTTTGCCACTTTTTGTATTCTTTTTCGCCTAAAATACTGTTACCTAAATCGTCAATCTCTTTATTATGTTTATCAATAGCAGCTTGAAAATCGCCGTCATTTTCAATAGTTGAAAGCTGCTCATTAAATTCAGCTTGTTTAAGTTTTAAATCGCTTTCAAAACTATCTTGTTTCAATCTTTTATTTTCTTTATCAATATTATAAATAGCAACTGCCAACTTATCGGCATTATCTACCGGGCTTAACATTTTGGCAGCACCTACCCTGTTTCTTATTGTTCCGTCTGCTATAACTCTACTTTGTAATATATCCATAAACAAGCTCCTTATGCTACATTGCTAAACAAACTTACTTTACTTGAGCTATCCAACAAACTTGAAGTTTTTGCAGCCGTCGCACCTGTTCCGGCAGCACTACCGGCACCGCCGCCTACAGCCCCCAAAACACTTGCGGCAGCTCCCAAAACACCGCCGGCAAGTCCGGCAGCGGCATTTTGTTTATACATTTTGCCGTAATATTTTTGTAATTTACTCTCATTTAAAAAACCGATAGCTTCCGTTTCATAATTATAAGCCGTATTTGTTAAATCTCTTTTTAAGTTATATACACTTTTAGCAATAGCATTTTCGCTTGTTCCGCCGCCTATACTACCGCCTTGTAAAGCGGCAACAAACTGTTTGCTTATTTGTTGCTTTCCGCTACTTAAAATTCTATCCTGTTCCTGCACACCTTTATATCTTGTTGCGGCGGCATTATTATCAGCAATTGCGGCATTTTGTGCGGCTGCTTCTGCTTGTGCTATACCATTTTTATAAGCAACAATACCGTTAATCAAACTTACGGCTGCTGTTATACCCATTGCTACACCTGCCATAATACCCTCCTAATGATAAGTTCCAAACTCGGCAATTAAAGCACATACACAACAATTTACCGGTTTATCGTTTTTTAATGTTATAGTCATACTTTTACTGTAATCGCTCGGCAAACATATCTCAAAGTCGCCGTTTTGTAAAGTATCTTTATCAACAACAGTATCAAACCTGTTGCCAAAAGTGGCTTTAGCTTTAAGTTGGCAAGTATCAATTACCCTTACTATAAGTTTATTAGTTCTTTGTATGCTGCCTTGCGATGTTCCCATATCGCCGCCCAAATTAAAAAGCAAAGTTTCAATAAGCATTTCGCCAAAATCAAGCCCTACAACTATCACTTTTCCCGGCTTATCAAGTTGTATAGTTCCGTCGGTAACTGTTTTTTGTGTTTGCACTTTACCGTCAACAATAACATCCACCGTTTCGTTTTCAAGCCAATATAATCCGGTTACTTCGCTTACTTCGTTTTCAAACTCAAAAACTTTTGCACTATCACAAAAAACACCGTGTATATTTTCGTATTCGTCAGCTTCGGGTGCTGCTTGTTGCGGCAAACCCCATGTAAAATATTCAATATACCTTTGTATCTGTCCGTTAATACTTCTTTTAATTAAAATCCAAACATCGTCATAATTGCCGTTTGGCTCCGGTATAACACATAAACTTTCTATCTCGCCTACAAAATGTCTGCTTGCTCCAATAACTTTTTGGTCGTTATTATAAACTATTGTCCTTAAATTACCTGTTTTATCAACAAACCAAATAGCTTTATGAGGGTTACTTGTCCAATCCCAACACTTAACACCGTTATGCAATAAATGCTCAAACAAAACACTTATTGCTACAGGTCTAAAACTGTCTTTTTCTGCTACATAAGTAAAATTAGCTATTTCTTTTTCGTCTTTGCTTACAAACAACATTTCGTCTAAAATCTCAAGCGGCTTAATTTTTGCACTACCTAAAGCACTTACAGCACTACAACTTACATTTGTCGGGCTTAAAACTTCCGCTACCGTCTGTTCGCCAAAAATAAACTCTTCGCTGT